CAACATTTGGAGCAGGTTCTGCCAGAAACTCTCCCGTAGCTGCTCCCGGCCATCCGATTGTTGGTAACGGTGGCATTACCCCCGCTCGTAGAGTTTATGCGTGGGCTGACCCAGATGCTTGTGCTAACGGAGTTTCAGGTCCAAGCAATTCAACTGCCAGCAAAGTTGCAAAAATCAATAACAACCAAAACCCAATCGGAGGACCAGCAACTTGCTTATGGACCACCAACAACTGTGGTCCTAATGATGAACCGTTCTCTTTCCATTCAGGCGTAGCCATGGCATGCATGGGAGATGGTTCTGTAAGAGCTATTAAGGATTCAATCGACGCACTAACACTTAAATCAATTTGCGGTGCTAGCGATGGAAATATTGCTAACATAGATTAATTTCTAAAACCTTAAGTCCTAACAATCTATATTGATATTTGGCATTGGCCACAGCTTCTTTCTCTGATTCTGAAAGAACTGTGGCCGATCCTGTTTTAGTTCTGTCCTCAACAGATGGAACAGGCTTGGAGTAAAATTTGGCATTATCCACAAATTTCACTTTAAATTTGAACTCTTGCATCAAGCCTCCTGTGCTTCTATAAAATGATTGTTTTCTCTTAAAACAGAATAAATACGGATCCAATATTGCTCTTCTGTTTCATCTACCCGCTGATGACCTACGGCTTCCTTCCATAATCTTAGTTTCTTTTGGTAGTATTGTAAACTTTCAATCAAATCATCAACATCATTAAATCTTAGTTTAATTCTCGTTTCAGTATGGCCTTCTCCGCAATCCTTAATCTGCAACAAAACATGATCCCAATTGAAATTAACACCAAATTGGTCACCACTTTTACAGTTTTGCATCAACATCAGAATTCCCCTATACCCAAATGGCTCTGCCAATCTCCTGCAAATATCATGGATTTATGCAAGTATACTATGCCCCAGTGATATGACCACCCTTGATCATCCCACAAAGCAGAATTATACCTTAAAACTTTACGATCAAATCCATAACTCACAGGGTAAGACTGTGAGAAAACAAAACAGGAACATGGTCTACTGGGAAACAAAATCAATTATCTCATGAATTTAAAACTTTTTTACACATAAGATTATAATATTAACATGAACAAGATAAGCAATGAAATCTACAGAAATTTTTCACCATTACCAGAAGACCTATCAGGCTGGGGAGGAGACTGTGAAATATTTGAAAAATTAATTGAAAAATACAAGCCATCCACAATTATTGAATTGGGATCTTGGAAAGGACAATCAACAGTAAACATGGCAAAAGCCATGCAAAAATACAACATTAATAATCCAAAAATATACGCAGTTGACACATGGCTCGGATCAGTAGAATTCTGGACATTCTTATCTGAATCATCTGAAAGAGATTTAATGTTAAAAAATGGATACCCACAAATTTATTATCAATTTATCAGCAACATGATTCGCAATAATTTACAAGAAATTGTGCTACCCCTACCAAACACCAGCACAGCAGGCCTGAAAATATTAAAACATCTAAATATAATTCCAAACATGATATACATCGATGCATCCCACGAAACAGAGGATGTTTATACAGATCTTAAGCTTTCATATGATATGATGGAAAATGGAATTATATTTGGCGATGATCATGAATGGCAAAGTGTAATGAAAGCTCTTTTGCAGTTTGCACGAGAAAATAAATTACAATTTATAATCGATGATAGATTTTGGATTTTTGAAAAAAAATAATTTATTATCTTGTCTTTCTTCTTGGTCCTTCACCATATATTTCCCAATGTATCCATTCAAAAATATTAAAAATTGGAAACCCTATAAACATTATAGTTAACCAAAAGATTTCTGTTACTTTGCCAAAGAACCCACAATCCTCATCTAATGCATAAATTGGCATGATATCACCCATTTAATATGTCCCATAAACTTTTATCTAATTCATCCACATTGGTTTTAAGTTCTTTGTGACACCTAATTGCAGATTCTAGTACACTTATTCTCTTTTGCAAATCAACAAATTTATCTGCGAATTCTTTAAGTGTAGGTTTACATGGGACAGAATGTTCCTCACATTTTGCTTCCTGCCAACAAGCAATTGCTGTTTTCAAAGCATTAGTGTAGCTAACTATACCACCTGTAACATCTTTATTAGATTTGCACCCAATACATTCTTCTCCACATGCTTTGCATTTTCCACATTCGTTACATATTGCTAAAACCTTGCTCATTTTTGACCTTCAATCATCTTACAAATTATTTTATACAGCCCAAAAAACACTAAAACGGTTACTCCATAATCAAAACACATATGCACCATCTTATGCAAGTTTTCCCAATCTGTTTGAGTCAACATCATCTATCCTCTCTAAACATCGCTATAAAAAAAATAGATAACCAACAAACACAAAAACCAAAAAATGCCACACCCGGTTGAATTAATATAGACTTTATAAATTCCATTTTATCCCCATAATTGTACCACCAAAATAGATATCATCAAGCCTATAATTGTTCCAAAAAATAAACTGAAAATCAGCATTTTTCTTTCTAAACTCATGGAATTCCATTATTAAAATAATGAATGACGATGCAAGCCAAGACACCACAACAAAAACCAAAAAGCCAAATTTCAACAATCCTTTTTAAAGCCGGATTAACAGGCTTGCGAAGATTCATAACATCACCCTTTCAGGATATAATGAAATATACTTACTCATTAGTTTCTTTTTAATTGTGTTATCTGGACTTTTACCACTCAACATCTGCATAAATTCCGAAAAATTATTATGACCTTTCACTTTCATAGCAAATCTTTTACGATGATCTTCTGCATTTACATCTCCCAACCCCTTCAAAATATTTTCAAATTCTTTTTCTAACTGTTTTTTACAATCAAGTAAATCCAAGCTAACCTCTTTTTGCACATCCATAAATGTTTTCTTGTGATTTTCCGGACTCAATGAAATTACATCATCAAGATATCCAGAAAGAGCAACTTCATATATTTTATATTTTGGTTTAGTTAGCAAATCAACTGATCTATGTCTTTCCAAATACCACTTCGTTTTTACCTTAAATACATTTCCGTCCTCAAGATGACAAACATAACCTTCAAAATCAGTTTTATTAGTTTCGTTTAAAATATCAACAAATGATATATCATATTTTTTGACTTTATCTCCATACTTTTCTTCAAACAAATATTTACCATCATTTCTGTAACGGCTCATCAGGTAAATAAGCCTAGGTTGCTTATAATATACAACAATTTGGTTATGGGGCGCACACCATTCAAACATGGGTGTCAGTCCATTATCAATAGATTCATGGATGTAATGCAGCAATAGCCTATCAGTATTGGCAAAAACTAAAGCCTCCTTAGCCTGCAAGCTTTCTGGCGATCTACAAGTAGAAGCAACCAGTTCTCCATCATTTTTTTTATAAAAATGTATCATACTACCATCTACTTTTTCATACACAACTGCCTTTTTATCTTTATGCAAACTATACTGACTTTCAGTATTTTGATTAATATTAAAAAATTTTGGAAAAGGTAATGATAAAATTTTGCCAGTTTTTTTACAAAAAGTTATGCCTCTAAAATTTCTTCTGATATGGCCATATTTCTCATCATTAAAACTATCGTCCATTATAATAATATAATCGAAAGATATAGTATCTTCAGTATCTTTGACAACAAATTCTTTTCTTCCAGCAAAAGCCTCATATGCTTGATCAAGTGTAATCATAATTTTTACCAAATCGAATGCAGTTTTAATATGTCATAATACCATGCCAAGGAGTTTTTGCAAGAATTTTCAATACATATTAAAAACAGAGGTGATAAAATGGCAGATGATATTAGACTAACAGATCACGACAAATTGGTTGCTGCCGATGAAATCGGAGATGTTAAACATCTTCGTGTAAAAATGCAGTACGGAACTGACAATTCTGCCACAGATGTTAGTGCCGAAAATCCTCTCCCAGTCAATATTGGTGGAGGCACAGTCAATGTTAGTGTTGCATCTGGCAGTTTAAACACCGTTATTAGCTCTGGTCTTATTGGTGTATTATCTGGACGAGTAAACATTACTTCAGGAAACATCAACATTTTCAACAGTGGAACTGTTGTCAGCAATACAAACCCATTCCCAGTTGCCTTTTTATCTTCAGGAGGCGCTCAAGCTACTTTGCCAGTATCTTTTGCAGGAGGCTCAACAGACGCATTCGGCAGACTTAGAGTAAGCAATCCGTTCACCTTATTCGATAGCCAACATCGTTACCAAATTAATGACAAATGGAATTATGTCACAAGTGGTGGAGTAGCAACTGTTTTTGATACTAACCAAAGTTTGGTCAATCTAAATACAAATCTTTCATCAGGTTCTCAAGTTGTTTGTGAAACCAAAAGGGTTATGCCATACCAACCCGGCAAGTCTTTGCTCATTTACAGCACATTCACTATGACTAATGTGCAAGAAAACCAAAGACAAAGAGTTGGATACTTTGGTGCACAAAATGGCATTTACTTTGAAATGAACGGTACGACAGCTAATTTTGTACTCAGAAGCTACATTACTGGAGGTGTTCAAGAAACAAGAAAAGCAAAAGGCACTTGGAATGTTGACAACCTAGATGGAACTGGTCCAAGCGGATACAATTTATCTAATTTCAGCAATTCGATGATTTTCTATATTGATATTGAATGGCTTGGAGTTGGTGATGTAAGAGTTGGATTCGTACTTAATGGACAATATGTACATTGTCATACATTTAAACATACTCCAGTAGGTGGCAATCCCATTAGCGGAACTTATATGACTACCGCTTGCCTTCCTCTTAGATACGAAATTACCAACACAGGAACAGTAACAGCCTCTGGCAATCTTAAGCAAATCTGTAATTCTGTTATTTCCGAAGCTGGATACGAAGGATTTAGTAGAAGGTACAATGTTGACTTAGGAACTAATGCAAAAAGACTTGTTGATGATGATGTTTTGTACCCAATTATTTCACTACGATTGGCTTCCGGCAGATTAGACTCAGTAATTGTTCCTTCCAATCTAAATGCAATTGTTACCAGCAACCAAGATGTACAATACAGAGTTGTATTAAATCCAACACTACAAAGTGGCACATCTTGGGTAACGCATTACAACGGAAATGTTCAATATGATCTTTCTTCCACAGGCATTCTAAGTGGAACTGGCACCAATGTAATTGGCGGTTACATCAACAAAGCTGGTTCTTTGGATATTACAACAATAAATGAGTTTAACTTCCAGCTTGGAAGAACTATTAACGGCGTTTCTGATGTATTCACATTAGCTATGGCTGCTCCTACTGCGAATACTGATATTCTTGCAGATTTATCTTGGTTTGAGATTGTTTAAATAACACTTCTGCTTGAGATATGAAATATACTTTATTTATTAATATGTGATATAAATTATAATAAACTATAAAATTAAAATATAACTAAATAATTATAAATAATAAAGCATTCATGCAAAGGACAAATATGAACATTAGCAACCTCCAATCAAAACCAAACTGGCTCGATTATTATCCCAATTCTGAAAAAACGACTCAGGGCGTAAATTTTGGATTTGATTCAACAGGTATGTGGTTTTCTGGTACTTCAAGCGGTGTGTCTTATCCCATTAGAACTAATTACGATATAAGTGGAGACACAACTACAGAAGTTATCTTTACATTTATTCAGGGAAATTGTACAGATCACTCTGTTTGCTTTTTTAATCCATCAATAGAACCAGAATGGGACTGGGGCACCGATACAACTCGCATATCTTTTCAAATAGACTGTGGAACACCTGAGATAGAAGGTTTAACTTTTGGAGGAGAAGGAGGAGGATCTGGTCTTAGCAACGGGCAAACATATACCTGCAAGCTTATCTACGACCCAACAGCCGGAAATGTAAGCTATGACATCTATGCAGGAACAGAAGCAACAGGAACACCTATAAACTCATTTGAATTATCTGAAGTTTTGTCATCTAGCTCATATCGAATTGGATTTGATGCAGATCAGGATGAAGGCTCCGATAAAAGCTATTTCACATACCTTAGTATCAGTGGAGGTGAAACCCTAAGTCAATACCCATACCCAGAAGTAGTATTCAGAGTAAAAACATACGATCCATTACAATTCGTAGGACAAAACTTCCCAGATTCGAATCTTAACAATATTCTTTTAAACTTGCAAAATCAAACAGTATGGATTGAAAACTGGCCTTATGCTTTAAAACATGGAGATGTTTTCACCCTATATGGAGAACAAGCACTACAGACCATAACGGCATATAACCAAATCAACCAAAAAAACACAGAACTTGAAGTTCTTTATTATGGAGAAAGAGGAGGATACCCCCCTAACCTAGGTGGAAGCATGTCCTTTAATAATGATTATGCAACCTTCCCAGCAAGCAACGACTGGGCAGTTGGCACAGGAGACTTTACTGTCGAATGGTTCCAATATCAAATTCCAACAGGTGGCAACGAAAGAATTTTCTCTGTTAACACATGGCCAACTGCTAGCATAGCATGCAGCATGGAATCGAGCGCAAATGCTTTTTACTTTTGGACAAATGGAAACTTGATAAATGGTGGCAGTATTGATTCAATTTACAACACATGGGCGCACATTGCTGTATCCAGAAGCTCAGGAACCATTTATCTGTTCATAAATGGCGTAGAAGTATCTTCTGATGCAAATACAGACGACATTACAGACAACACCAGTGATTTCTATATCGGAACTGAATCATCAGGTGGCTCATCCAATTTCCAAGGAAATATAACAAATTTCCAATTCATTAAAGGAACAGCACTTTATACTTCTGGATTCACACCACCTACAGCACCGATCACACCTGATGCAAATGCCAAATTAGCTTTATTAGCATCTACAGAATCTGGTTTGCTAACAGATAGTAGTCCAGTGGGTAAAACTGCAACAAACAATGGTGTTACATGGGATGAAGCAAATCCATTTTAAATATTGTTTTTGAAATATTCAGAACAATAGCTGAAACGGAAAAAAGCTAAACTTTTATCCAAATTAAATGAAACCAAATCGGACGATGCATATGATCGTCCGAAAGTACCAGATCGGATGTTTTTAGTAATCAATTCACTAGAAAAATAATTCGTACTAAAACAACGAGAAATTGATTCAAATGAACTAGGATGCATAAATCCCTCTCTTATCAAAAAGACCCCCATGTTTGACATGGGGGTCTTTGCAATTATAAATATCTATATCAAATATTAATCGGCCACCCTGCGCTCACGGTTTGCTGCAAGAGGATCATATTCCCTCTGACGACTCACGCAAATCCATTCGTTCGCCGGAAGAACGATAGTATCATGTTCGTCATGACCCACCTTCATCTCCTTTTCAGAACGAATATAAATATCTCCTTCTTCATCAACATATGACTCGCAATCGGAGATATTCGTTGTAATTTGATGGCTATGTCCCGTGACTTCACCATACGCTAAAATAGAATCTGTCTTCTTCTTTAATCCCTTGGTAGGGATCTTAGAAACAGACTTAAAAAAGATATCGCCCTGTCTTGCTTGGAACTTGCTCATCTTGCACCTCTTTCGTTAGATAAACCACATAACATACTAGCCTAAACTATTTATCATGTCAAGCGGTTAGTTTACCTGTGAAAATCTCTCAGGTTTCTTGGCTTGGTATATATTCGTCCGCTGTCATGCGGAAAGTCCATGCTACCGCCTCACGACAATTTTTCATTTCAGGAGGAACACAGAGATAATACGGCTTAAAACTACCATCTGGTTCCGCAGTCGAATTCCATACTCTGACATATCGAATGGGTTCATCAAACACGCCAGAAATTTGGAACAGAATCTGATCTGTTTTTTCATCCTTATGAATGATCTTGGTTTTCTTGTGTTTCAACACACGATCAAAACCAACGATTTTCATGCCGACATATCGGACTTCCTGATTGTTATGACTCAAAACTTCCTCAACATCCAGCAATTCTGGATTTGACATAGCCTGATGATATTTTGGAGGAATTCTGATGTTTTCGTAGTAGTAGTGGATGCTTCCATGGATGTCTGCGTCTAATCCGTGCTTTCTTCCATCTTTGTACCAAATGATTCGTGTGGGGGATCTCCATGCTGGTTCAGCATCAGCATGAAGTCTACCTTCTTCGTTAACTATTTTGATAATTCCAGACTTTGTAAATGGAAACTCCTTGGACATAAATTCCACACGGGATTTCCAAGCCTCAAATCCTTTGTTCTTCATAAAGAGACTCCCTGAGTGTTGGATTTACAATACCAGTAAATTTAAAAATAAACAACAAAAAACTCTTCCTATTTTTTTTCAAATAAGAAGAGTTTTTATTTTACATCAATTTTATATCATCAGTCATCAAGAGGTGCCATGCACCAATTTGGCTGATATATCAACTCTACTGCATTCAAGCTAATGATAACACTCGATCCAATCGGATCTTCATTAGAAGGCCTTTCTTGGCTGGAAGCACCGCTGCTTTCGACAGCACGGGCTTGAGCAAGGACACAATAGTCTTTGCCGACTTTGCTGAGGATGCCACG